CTCCGACCATACGTCACCAAGATTGAGGATGGATATTCAAGACTGATTGATGGCCGTGGTGCGTTCTTGAAGTTCAACCTTGATGGTTTGATGCGCGGCGACTTCGGTTCACGAGTCGCAGGCTATTCATCAGGACTACAAGCAGGCTGGTTATCAATCAACGATGTTCGCCGATTTGAAGACCTACGACCGGCTGACGGCGGCGATACTTACCGTGTGCCACTTGCGAACGTCGATCTTGGTGCAGCAGGACTCACCGAACTTGACCGCAAAACAATGATGGCTCAACGTCTTATCAACGCAGGTTTCGAACCTGCCGCAGTATTGAAAGCACTCGACATTGATCCGATCACACACACAGGTGTCGCACCAGTCTTGTTGCAACAGGTAACAGAACCAGCACCGACCTACGATGTGAATCAGCGTGACGTGAATGTGACGATGCCTGAAATGGTTGTCAATGTTCCACCAGCACAAGTGAGTGTCGCTGCACCGATCATCAACGTGCCTGAGACTGTGGTGCGTGTGAACGTGCCAGAGAATAGGCCGACTGTTCGCACAGTTGAACGCGATGCCGAAGGTAGAATCTTGACTATCACCGAAAGGGTTGAAGAGTAATGGCTACAGGTTTATCGGCTTATCTTTGCAACTCGTTCCTCGACGCGCTCGGCAACAACACTTCTTACGCCGTCGCACAGGTCTACATCAAACTTCATGTCGGCGATCCAGGCGCGGCAGGAACATCGAACGCTGCGACTGAGACGACACGCAAATCTGTTTCGTTCGGTGCGGCTTCGACTGGTGCTATCGCATCGGATGCAGATATCTCGTGGACGAACATCGCAGGTTCGCAAGACGCAACACACTTCACCGCTTGGGACAACATCTCGGCAGGTAACTTCTTGTTCTCTGGGACGATCACAGGCAACGCTTATACAGCTGGTGACACTTACACAATTTCATCTGGCAATCTGTCTGCATCTTTGACCGTCGCTAGTTAGTACCGCCATGGCGGTCAAAAGATTCGTGCTTGACACAAGCACACTGAACGACAGCACCACAGGACTCGATGGCGGTCTTGCATTCATCCTCGACACCAGCACACTCAACGGCACACGAGTCCTTGACGGTGCAGAGTTTCTAACCACAGCCACAGGTGCAGCGACACTCGGTGCAATGTCGGCTACAGCGACAGCGACTGTCACACACTTCGCGACCGCTTCAGCCGAACTCGGTGAACTTGTTGCCGAGGTTGCGCAAGTCATCGTCACAACGGATGCAACAGGCGAAGCAGAACTCGGCGGACTTGTCGCCACAGCGACCGCAACAGTTGTCCTACCAGCAACAGCCTCAGCAACTCTCGGCGGTCTTACTTCTTCGGCCACTGCAACAGTCGCACTACCAGCAACCGCATCAGCGAACCTCGGCGGTCTTGCCGCTTCGGCGATCACGGCAGTCGAACAGAACGCTGTTGCAACAGCAACCCTCGGCGGTCTAGTCGCAACAGTTGATTCGGCACCGACACCACCAGAACCTGAGCCGACACCTACACCGTCTGGCGGTCGCAGAGTTTATTCAACGACACCACGCAAAAAGATTGAACCCGTCATCGAGCCAGTGGTCGAGATTCCTGTCATCCAACCGAAACGACGCTACGCGGTTGTCTCAACATCTTTGAACGGTATGCAAGCACAAGCAACAAGCACGATCACATTCAGCATCTTGGAAGATGATGCTGAACTACTATTGATGCTCTGAGGTAACAATCATGCCAATCACAAATGGATCTATCGCAGTCGGAACGGCTGCCACACTAATCACAACTTGCGGAGTTAATCCAGGGACACTACACATCAGCAACCTTGACAACACCGACACAATCTTTCTTGGCGGTTCAACAGTTGTAGTGAACGCTGGACACACGATCCGAAAAAGTGAATCGGAAGACTTCGTTATGTATGCAGGTCAACAGATGTTCGCAGTATCAACCAAAACAGGTCACTCAGTAGCGTTCACACTCATCACGCCATAATGCCTTACTTTATTACCGACAAGTCACCAGATTGTTCTGGTTGGGCAACCGTCAAAGAAGATGGCGAAGTCATCGGCTGTCACACAACGAAACAAGATGCGATTGACCAGATGATTGCGGTCTCGATCGCCGAAGACATGGAACCAGGTGGCGAACGTGCGTTGCCAGATAACTATCGGCCAGCGTTAGCACCAGATGTTCCTGAAGGTCGTGCTTGCGGGAACTGCCACTTCTACGACGAAGACAATGTGCAAGGCGAAGGAGACAACCTCAAGGCTTGGTGTGAAAGATGGGATGCTTATGTTGACGGCGGATTCTATTGCAATGCTTGGCAACCACATGAAGAAGAAGATGAAGAAGATCGTCAAGTCAATCTTGAAGTTCCTGTCTACATTCGCACCGCTGCACGCAAAGGACTCGACTACTACGGTCAAGGTCTTGCGGGTGAAGGGCTGGTCGATCGAACCGTTCGTGAGGCACGAGACTTGGCACGAGGTCAAGTCAGCGAAGACAAAGTTGTGCGAGCGAATGCGTGGGCGCAAAGACACGCAGTAGATCTTCAAGCACCAAAGAACTCTGACGCAAGCAACGACGAGTTCCCTGGTGCTGGTGCGGTTGCGCATTATCTGTGGGGAATCAATCCGTTGAATCCTCAGCCGGCAAGAAACTGGTTTGAGTCAAAGTCTGAAGCAATCAAATCTGAACGCGCACCAGCTCCGCCGAAGGATCAGATCACAGGTTCGGACAAGAATCCGAAAGGTTCAGCGAAGGCTCCTGCTGGATCTGGGACTATTGAGTTGACTCAAGCGATTGAAGACGGTTTGAAGAACAAGGTCACTGAACACAACGAGAAACTTGATGGTGCGGATCCGTCTTGGAAGCGGGCAACTGTGGGCATGTTGCGCACTGTGTTCCGTCGCGGTGCCGGTGCGTACTCGACTTCGCATCGTCCAGGTGTTAGTCGGAATCAGTGGGCGTATGCGCGGGTGAACGCATACTTGTATCTTCTTCGCAACGGCCGTCCAGAGAATCCTGCGTACATCACCGACAACGATCTGCTTCCAAAAGATCATCCGCGCTCCTCTAGAACTCTGCCCGTGAATGTTGTTATGATTGACGGCATGAGCGAATCATTAGAGACACGCCGCATTCAGATCAACGACTTCGAACTACGCGAAGGACCAACAGGTGACGGAATGTCATTCACAGGTTATGCAGCAGTCTTCAACTCTGATTCCGAACCGTTGCCATTCATCGAGCGAATCGCGCAAGGTGCATTCAAAAAATCTTTGAAGAGTCGCATGCCGATCAAGATGTACATGAATCATGATTCATCAATGTTGCTTGCTTCGACAAGGTCAAAGACTTTGCGATTGCAAGAAGATTCAAAAGGTTTGCTCGTTGAAGCAGATCTTCCTGACACAACTGTTGGCCGTGACCTGTCCGTGTTGATGAAGCGTGGCGATGTTGACTCGATGTCGTTCGGCTTCTCAGTTCCGTCTGGTGGAGACAAATGGTCGGATGACGGTATGAGTCGTGAACTGCGTCAGGTGCGTTTGCATGAAGTGTCGGTTGTGACAGGCTTCCCTGCCTACACCGCAACTTCGGCTTCTGTTCGTTCTCTGGACATTCTTGCCGAGCGCACAGGTGTTGACGTTGACAAACTCGCTGAAGCGATCACAGTCCTCGAAGCGGGTGGCACTCTGTCAGATGAGTCGGCTGATCTGTTGTCGGGTGCGGTCAGCAAACTTCGTGCCGAACCAGCCAAAGTTCCTTCGTCGGTGAGTTTGATGGCGAAGCATCTTGAACTGTTGAAAACCTTCTAGGCATCGTCTAGAGTTACTCCTGCCGGTAAGCGTTCCGCTACGGCTAGAGATTGGTAAGCGTCCCGCTACGATCGGAAGACAACTTCCTGCGCACCACAACTTAACCAATTATGAGGAAACTATGAAACAATTTATTGAACAACAAATGGCACAACGCGCAACAGCGTGGGAAGCCGCAAAGAAGATTCTTGATGTTGCAACCGCTGAGAAGCGTGACTTGTCAGCAGAAGAGACTCAGACATACGAG